TTTGTTGTCAGCTCCGCCTTGAAGTTCAGCGGCAGTAGATTCAGTCAGTTCCTCGACAATCTTATCAAGGTCTGTTTCGTTTGTCGCGTGGATATTTGTCCACACGGAGTCTTCCAAAGCAAAGATGGCGCGCTTCGCGCCGGGCTTGGCGATTATAGTCGCAGGCGCGACCAAATCAACAGGCCCTTCATCAGTCGCCACCCGCACATGCCCTTTTGACAAGATGCACATGTGGTTGGTTTTATGAACCGCCCCCGTCAGCACAGCGCCCGCAGGAATAAACATCTCACGGGCGTAAATACCATCGGCAAAATGATGCGTGATCGGCAAGACCGCAGGGTCGTATGCCTGCATCATTTCTTCAAGCTGTTCGACTTTCTCTCTCATGCCTGCCCGTCAGGTTGCGGCAATTGCTGTTGCGCGGCCTCAATCTCTGCGATTTCTTCCGGTGTAAGCGGTACGATCTTCACTTCGCCCGTTTGGACATCTACAACAATACGTTCCATAACTTTTACTCATACACGACGTTGATTGTGCCGGTTACAAAGGTATTTGCACCAATCGTAATACGTACTCGAGTCAATGCTCCGGCCAACGCTTTGCTTGCGGTTACGGTGACAACGCCATTGCCCACAGAGTTACTGTGCGCCGCCGACATGACCCACAAATTTGCCACAGCGTCAATCAAAGTAATAACGATAGTGCCGCTATTTTTAAATGAAGCTGAACTTCCCCATGCATCACGAAAGTTTAAGCCTGTAGTAATCCCGTACGTAGTACCGTTTGAAATGCCGGACCCCAAATAGCTGCTAGTTTCATAAGAAGAAGCAGTTCCTAACTGAGCTATAGGTACTGTGCTTCCGCTTGTGCCAAGTTCAGAGAAAACCAGCGTGACGCGTTTTGCCCACGAAGGAATATTTGTAAACTCGACAGACGTGCCAGAGTTAAGTGTTACCGACGTTCCGGTTTGGAGGCCGTTGTAGACTGCCCCTTGCGGAGCGGTCATACCGGCAGAGCCGTCAAGTGTCATAGGCATTGTTTAGCTCCATGCTCCTACGGATGTGTTCGAACCCGATGTGCCAATCGGATAGATCAGGAAGTAAGACCCTGCAACGGTCGAGTACGCGCCGCCCGGCGCGGCTGACAGAATGTACTGCGGAATGAACGTGCCGCCGCCGCTGACGCTAACTGTGCCTTTGATTTGTAAAGTGGCAAACGCGGTCGCGCTTGCGCCAGAGGATGTTACGGCGGTTGGTGTTGCGCTTGTTGCAAGAAGACTGCCGTTATTTGTAGCTATAAGGGCGCTACCACCTTGATAACCAACCGCATTATACCCGATGTTGTTAAGCGTCGCAGTTCCCCCAAACCCTGTACCTACAGTGTGCGAAGTTGTACCTGCTGTTTTTGACAGCATGTACACACCTTCAAACGCGTACACCGTCGCGGTGGACAACGTAACGCCGACGCCGAGCACACTCTGCGCGGTGTTGACGTTTGACCCAACATAAACCGCGTTCAGGCGGTAGTACTGCGCGCCCACGATGACACCGCGCTGTGTGCCTTGCGGTGTGCTGTAGAACGACTTGCCGTCATACTCCACCTGACCGACTGTCGGAGTGGAAAGAAGCGTGTCTGCGGTAAGAACAACAGAGGACATAGGTTAGCTCCAATTACCGACAGAGGTGACCGTGGTTGTGCCAAGCGGGCTGATGCGAAAATAAGACCCTACACCGACAACCGCCGCTGCTGCGACGCCGAGCGATACTTGCGGAATAAGCGTTCCGGCTACCGTGACGATCACAGTACCGTTAACGCGGGCAAAGCCGGTTGTGACCGTGTTGGCGGCGACCAGACCGGTGTTGGCCGTAATGTTGTAGGATGTAACCGACGGGTTTGTCGTTGCCGTGTCAGTCAGCGCCGACTTGCGGGCGGTTGCCATCCAGCTTTGTGTCGTGGTTGCGGTGCCGCCCAAAGCAAACCCGAACGCGCCGGACGACGCGCTCATGGAGCTGAGGCTGTACAGGCACTCAAACTGGTACGTGCCGGTCGTCAGCGTAACCTGCCCGTTAATTGGCGCATTAAACATCGCCTGCGCCGCGGTTTGCGAGGTAAGCGTGTAAGGCGATTGCAGAATGATAAACTGTTCGGTTTTGATTACGCCGCGCTGTGCCGAGACAGGCGTTGCGTACATCGCTACACCATCGTACTCAAACGCGCCTACGGTCGTTGTGGTAAGCGGATCAGAGGTCAGAATAAGTTGAGACATTACAGCACCACCCAACGTGAACCGGACGAGACAGTAATAATCACGCCCGAATTGATAGTCAAAGGACCAACCGAGTTGGCGTTTTTGGTCGCGGGGATTGTATAAGACGCCGTAACCGTTTTGTCGTTCAGATTGAACACAGCGTCCGAACCACCACCCGTTGCACCCCCGCCGATAGAGCCCCAGTTGGAATTGCTGTAGCCCTCAAACGTGGCAAGCGTTGAGTTGTAGCGGATCATGCCGTCAATAGCGACATCCGTGATGGTTGTGGACGCTATGGTTTGCGACGGCGTGACTTCGTAAGTTCCCGCCCCGCCTGTGCCGGTCAGAAACTTCGTAACGCGTGTGCCTGCGGTGACGCTTGCCCCCGTGATCGTCGCGCCGACATAAAGCGCGCCAGTAGCGACAGATGATACAGAGAGCGTTGTGCCGGTAATAGAGCCAATACCTGAAAACGCGCCTGCGCGTTGAGCCGTAGTGCCAACAGGGATTTTAAATTGTCCTGTGCTACTGCCATAAAGATAAGACCCGATGGTGACAGAACCCGACGCGTTGATGGTGCGCCCGCTAATGTCGCCCGTGGCCGAAATCGTCTCAAACGTGGTCGTGCCGGTAAACGCCGTGTTCGGGTCAAGCAGAACCGTGCCGGTCGCGGCGGGGAATGTGATTGTGTTTGCGCCCGCAATTGGAACGGTTTGCAGGTCAACATAACCTGAAATTGAACCGTTAATGCGAAGCGACGTGATGCTGGACGATGGCACACCGGCAATGTTGTCATACGTGCCGATAGTTGTGCCGGTTGAAGTTTTAAGGATAAATTTGTAGTTAACACCTTCGGTCAGCCAAACTTCGCTAGCTGTGCGACCGGCGGCGTCAAGCACAATCGGGTTGGTGTTGGCCGAATTGCCCGTGTTATCTGTGTAAGTTGCTTCCGGCGTTGTTGTGCCTGCGGCGTAGGTGTAGATAAGGCCGCCTGACAGCGGATCGCCGTTATTATCAAAGAACTGCCAACCAGCACCGGCAAGAGGAGAGAGGATAACTGTCATTGTGGTCGTCCTAGATAATCTGCGAAACGGTCAGAATGGCGGCAGGTGCAGCAGGGTATGCAGGTGAAGTTCCGGCGGCGTAAGTTTTAAGCTCAAGAAGCCCTGCTACACTCATACCATAAATTTCAAAATAGTCACCTGCGGTCAAGTCGTGAAAGAAGTTGACGGTCATAATACCGCTACCCGCCGTGCCACCGTGTGATTTGGCAATCGTGATGTGGCTGGCCGTGTTAGGAAGATCGTTATTGTTGACTTTTAGCCACACAATTGCGTCATCTTCTGATGCTGTGCTCGGATTAGAAAGCTGAAGGCTAAACGTGATTGTGTAAAGCCCTGTTTCAGCTACGGTCACTTGTGAGCCGTTAACTGTAACGCCGCGGCTGTGATCTGTAACGTTAAACGTAATGCCGACCGGCGTAGACGCTGGCGCAGTCTGAGTGGTGGTGTTGGCAAACGCGCCGTATGCAACAGGTATCCATTGCGGCATGTTGGTGTCGTCGGTGCCGAGATAGCACGCTTGGCTCGGCACTGGTAGACGTGACAGCGTGTCGGGAGCGGAGGCGTACAAAAGATCGCCGGTCGCATAGGTGATGTTGCCCGTGCCACCGCTGGTCTCAGGGATAATGCCGCGTGACAGGCCGAGAAACACGTAGATTGCGTTAAAAAACCGGAACCATTCCCGCGTCGGAATGTTGTTTTGCTCCGAGATCGGAACGCGGGGGGCGGGGATTTGAGTTTCGTTATTAGGCACGGGTCGGGCTCACAATCAGATTGGCCCCGACAATCGCAATTTTCACAGGGTCTGTGCCGGAAATCTCGTACACGCGATCGCGCAGCTTTAGCGTCATGCCGAGCCGCCGCCAGAATGTACGTGTGCCATACGCACCGATTGCCCCCATAGACGACCAATGTTCATTTGACCATGTATGGCCGCCGTCGTCTGACCAACGGAGCATGACCTGCGGATTGCTGCCCTGCCCAAGGTTCAGCCCGACGCCTGTTTCGGCGTCAAGTTGAAGGCTGTGTTGCGCCGTGCGGGTCAGCGGGTTCTGGTTCTGCGGCAGCGCCCGCCACGACCGCAGCCAGCGTTGCGGCTGGTCGTCGTCGGTATAATCGGTCAGATCAAACGCATAAATGCGTCCGTCGTTAAAATCGCCGACGATGATCTCGTGGTTGAACGTCATCTGGCAGTTGGAGCGGTGGCGCTTGAATTGCCCGTTGTCCCATGCGGCCCGTTCGTGCCACGCCTGTGTGGACACGTCGTAGACCCACGTCGCGTTGGCCGACGGGAAGGTCAGCACGTAGAACGCGTGCCCGTCTTGTTGGTAAGTGTAGCCGATGGCGTCCGAGATGTCGCCGTACTGCTGGATTTGCCACTCGACCGCGTGGGTTGAGACACGAACGCCGGTGTAGCCGTTGGTGCGGTAGACAATACCTTCACCGCGCGCGTCAGCGCCGAGCCAGAACACGCCATTGTCAAGTTTGGCCAAAGAGTATGGGGCCGCGCAACCGATTTCGTTGTACGCGCCTTGGATGCGTTCAAGCGGGAAGTCGGCATTGCCGGAATTGTACCAGACCTCAACCGTGCTGGTACCAAAGAGCCAAGCTTCGCGGTGGTCAATGATCAGCGCAACAAGACCGTCAGGCGAGCCTTCGGCGCTGGCAAAGTCCAGCGGGTCAACAGACGTGCCGTCTAACAGTTGCGTCACCCAAACTCTTTGCGAGTTTGGTTCGTTGAACACAAAATAGCCGTCCAGATAGCCGACCGTCACCGCGCCGGGGAAGTCGGGGTCTGTAATCGGGGCAAAAATTTCCGTAGCCATATTGAAGATGTAGCCGTCGGGGTTGGCCGCTATAAAAATTTGCGTGCCGTTGTCCGACATGGATACGGGGCCTGTGCCGCTGACATAACCGAACGCCTGCGCGTTGTAGCTGGTGTCAATGCGATAGAACGTGTTGCCCGCCACAGCATAAGCGTAATCACCGCCGGGGGCGGGCGACCACAACCCGCGAACAGGGCCGCTGGCCAACGTAGCCAACCGACGCAAGCCCGGCGCGCGGTTCAAAAACGCCGCCGTCTTGCCTTCCATAGGCAGAATTTCAGGGAAAAGATTGACCATGCGGCTGTCGGCAGCGTTAACGCTGCGCGCCACATAAGTCTGTCCCAGAATAGGCGTCTGCATTTAGAAGTTACCAGCGAATATGTTGAAACGCTGCCGAGTTCCGACGATGGAATAAGGCAACGACATGATGTCATCAGGATTGTTAATGCGCTTCAGGTTGCGCTTGGACGTCATGGCAATGCGCCCCACCGTCGGCGGGGGTTCGACACCGAACTCGGGGGCCATTTCACAAGCCAGATTGTAGCGGAACGCTCTGAGATAGCCGGGCGGGAATGACAGCACAGTGGACAAATTGGCTGGCTGCGTCAGCTCTTCAACCGACACAATGTGGAACTCCAGCACCTTTGTCGGCACCGGATAGACATACATTTCAATGTTCGGATAGGTCATGTTGACCCACATGACCTGCGGATACGTGCTGGTCACGGTTTTGACGGCAATGCCGTTGTATTGCTGTTGGTTGATGAGCTTCAGCCCGTAAGAAATACCCGTTGCAGGGTCTTTAAAATACGTGCTGTCGTCAATCAAAATAGGGCGGTTGCCGACAATATCGCCGGTTGGGCCGAAGGTCCGTGAGCGTGTGCTAGGCGGCCATGTTTCAACCTGATCTTGGGTAGAAAAAACAGACAGGCGCTCGGTGTTCCACGAGTCAATCATTTGGTTCATCGCGTTAAGCGCGTCTTGCGATGTTTCAGCGGAGGGCGTTTCGCCTTCCGCCAAAATGCCAAGAAGCCTCAAGGAACCATTGATAATATCGCCAGCCGTTGTCATGCTACTCGTCCGATATTGTACGCGTCCTTGTGCGACGGCGTGGTGCTTCAGCTAGAACATTAACCGTAACCGCGGGTTCCGGCAAGATGTCGTCGTCATCGTCAGCAACAGGGTTGTTTGGGTCAAACCGTTCCCAACCGTTTTGTTCGTCTGCGTCAGCTTCCAAATCCATTGTGGCAATCTTTGTGCCGTGAACAGGATGACGAAGGTAAATATGCGTCATAGTTCTCCCCTTGAATGCAGCGGCGGGGGCCGAAACCCCCGCCGGTAGTTTTACGAGATCGCGTAAAGCGCCCACGTGCTGTCGCCCGTCTTGCGAGCACGAAAGCCGCGTGTCGTTCCGGCTGTTGCAGCAACGGTCATAAGACCCTGCGAACCGGACGAACCAATCGACCAACCCGTGTTCGTTGTCACTGTAATGACGCCCGAACCGGTGACATTGATGATGCGGAAGTCAAACGACGTGTTGGCGTGCGAGTTTTCCAAAAGCGCATCAAGGTTCGCCGCTGTTGGAAGCGTATACGCTGCCGTTGTCGTTGGCGAACCAAGAATAATGCCGTTGGTCAACTGCGCCGCTGTGAGCGTCGCGCTGTCGGTTGCGGTGACCGGAGCCGCCGAAACCGACATTTTAAGTTCATTCGGGTTGCCATCATTGAACTGATAGCCGCCACCTACGGTAGGAATAGCCATTGTCGTATCTCCTTAGTTCAAAAAGGTTAGCCCCAGATACGTGCGGCCATTGGCGCACGAATCACGGAGTAGCCGTAAAGAACGTCAATACGGCAAGGCATACGGTCATTGTTGATGTCGTACTGACGAACAATACGCATTGAGATGCCGTTGTGAACCTGACGCGACGCCATATCCACGCCCTGCGGCATCAAAAGGTCGGCGGTCGCAAACGTGATCGCATCCTTCTGATAGACAAGGTTCTGTGGGTACGAGGTCGAAGCCGCGCCGAGGACAGTGACGGTCGCGCCCGACTGCGGGAACGAGTCAACAGTCGCAAGAGCGTTGTTGGCTGTGTAGATCGCAGGCGAGACGCTGACCGACGACCAGTTGCCCGAAGAAGCGACTGCATCCGCCGTGACGACGAACTGCTGCAAGCTGCCCGTGGACTGACGGGTCTGTGGGTTGACGGCATAGACGCCCGAGATGGTGAACACGTCACCAGCCTTGAACGTAGCCGAGCCTGTGTCGCCGTTGATGGCGATTGTTGACGCGCCTTCGGTCGAGATCGTTGCACCAACCGTGAGCGTGGCGGATGCCGAACGCGTGCCGGTTGTGTGGTTGACGATGGACTGAGACATGGCAACTTCGTTGTAGCCAAGCACGCCCTGACCCATCAAACCGTTCTTGAACTGACGGCTGATTGTGTCGGTCGGGTTGAAGAAGCCCTTCATGCCTTCGACAAGCGCCGCGTTGGCAGCCGGGTTAACGGTTGCGTAGCGGTTGTCCATCGGAGCGGCATATTCGTTGAGCTTCTGCTGGGCCTGCAACAGGACGAGCGACGTGCCCGGCGTTGTG